CTGAGGCTGTTTTTTCAACTCCAGCATTTGTGCCTTTTCTTCTGTTACTACCAAAAGGCCCGTCTCTTTCTGGGTTTCGTTGTTGTATTTCAACTCTATCGTCAATTCCGTCACCATCTAAATCATCTTCTGGCCATTTTACTTCACCGTTATTAATATTAGGATCACCTTGTCTTTTAACTTGTACTTTCTGTTTCTCTTGCTCAGTATCTGTATTTGACACTGTTGTTCCTTTGGTAGCAGGTTGATCAACAGTTTGGTTGTATGCAGTCGGTGCATTTACTGCCGCAAGTGCTGGATCTGTAGTAGGTAACTGGTTAGGGAAGTTAGGATTGTTCCCTCCACCTGGATCAAACTTTCCTTGTGTAGGTGGCCTTTTAGTTTGTGTTCCACCTGTGGTGGCATTTCTCACTTGCTGATTATTACCAATTGGAGTTTGAACACCTTGTGGTGTACCACTTCCTGCAGGGTTTGGTGCTTGTGCAGGTTGTGCAGGTTGTACTTGTGCAGGTTGTGTAGGATTTTTACCCATCCCCATTGCACTTTTAACTTTATTAACAGCCTTGCCCATTGCTTTGCCCATTGATTGTAAAGGTGCTTCGTTAAGATTATTAAATTCGTATAGTCTCATTATTTTGCACCTCCTCTGACCATCTCTGGATTATCTGCACCTCTATTAGCGGCGCCTTTGAACTGGCCTAACTTAATAATTAAGTATTGTTTTTCTTCTTTTGTTAAGTCGTCTATTTGTGCCTTAAATAAAGGATTTAATGCATCTGGTGCATCAGTTGTTGCTCCCGGTTTTTTCATTAACATGCTGGCTATCTTAGTACCGCCAGTTACAAAACCTTTTCTTGCTAAACTAGCATTAGGGTCACTTCTTGTTGCTTGTGCTACACCGTCAGCAGAGCCATCTTTCCAATAATCTTTGGCTCTTTGCATCATGCCTTTTTTGATTGGGCTACCGTCTGGATTAACACCTTGTGCTTTGAACAACTGCATTGCCGCATCACCGGTTGCTACATTACCATCTTTGGTGGTCCATTGATGATTTTTTTGATCGTATGTATATTCGATGTTGTTTAGTTTTGCTTTTGTACCATTTTTCAAAGTACTTGCTGGAGCAGTAGGATCTAGATCTAATTTTTCTCCACCTTTACCAAAATTTTTGCCGCGATTCAGACTCTTGCTGATGATATCAGTATTATCACCTGACTTATCTCTTTTTGTTTTGGTGGTTGATTGTCCAGAACGACCGTCTTTTTCGATAACTAAACTATCTGAAATTTCACAAATCTTCATGCTGTTCTCGCTGGGATTCCTTGATAACTTTCTTGATTCCTCTGGAGAACTTAGCAGGGTCCCTGCCTTTGATACTGTTAATCAATCTATTTGATAAATCTTTAGCAGTATCCTCGTCGTAATATGCTTCTATTTGCTCAATCAAATGAATAGCACTGTTGATAACATGGTCGCCCCTGTTCTCAACAACATGATCTCTATCTCTATCTATTGAGATCTGATTGAGCTCTTCTAAAATACTTCTTGTTTTACGCACGAGTTCTCCGTTGTTTACTACTATTTATCATTAGAAGTCATTCTTTTTCAAGAACTCACGCATGTTCATGGCCTGTCCTATAGTATCTTGTGTGCCTTGCTCTTCAGCCTTAATACTACCACTTCGTTTTAATTGATCAACAAGACTGCCCGTTGTTAAGGTTGTTGCATCTTCGTCACCTTCTTCAAGATCTACAATGCGTAGAGTGTCTGGATCAAATTTTAAATCAACTTTTGTGCCTACACCACTACTGGATCTTGTTTTCATAAACTGAATTTGATATCTGCCTTTTTCTCTCATAGCATTACTTGTAAAAATACCTACAACATTATCTGCTGTTTGAATCTTACTAATACCACCTGCAATGTGATGATGGTCAAATTCAATTTCTTCCACAGCACCTCTGTTTAACTGGGACGCTGTTACACAAAGTAAATCTCGTTCTACGGCCAAGTTACGAATTTCTTCAGATACATATTTGTCTTTGATAAACAAATCACTGCCACTTACTTTTTTACTGATTGGCATCATCAAATCTAAGTAGTCTACTAGCAATGCATCAATTCTTTCGCCACTTTGTATTTCATATTCTCGTAAAAATACACGCAAGTCATTTGCACTAATACCATTAGGCATCTGCTTAACACGCAATTTACCTGCACCTTTGGCTTTCATACGAACTTTGAGATCAACATCTTCCATGTTTTTCATAATTTCTTTTGTGCCAAACCCGCTAACCATTGCATCTAGACGCATACTGATAAGTTGTTCACTAAGTTCTAAACTAACATAAACAACATTAAGACCTGCTAACACCCAATTAACAGCAAAGTTTTGCAAAAACAAACTTTTACCTGCGCCTGATCCCCCTGCGAAGATTGTGATTTCGCCTCTGTTCAGCCCACCGTAAAGTTTGTGATCTATCGCTTTCCAGCCTGTGCTTATTGCCCCTGCTTGGTCTTTTATCCATTGTAACCTTTCCTTAGGATTTTCAAAATAATCTAGTCCGAGATCTTTTACAAGTCCTACTTGACTTGCATCTTTTATTTTATTTTCAACGGTGCCATAGTCTTGTTTTTCTAACAAGTCTGTGCTTTCGATGATTGCTTTTTCTAATGCTTTGTGTCTACAAAAAGTTTCAAACTCGTTGAGAAACCAGTTGTGATGGTCTACAGTAATTTGTGGAATTGGCTCTAGTTCTACTCCTGCTACTGCACTAACTTGCTCTGCTGTTGGAATAGCATTGTGTTTTTCACTATGACTTTTAAATAGTTCAATTGCTTTACGATATTTTAAATTAAAATATTCTGGTTGTACAATGCTTTGACAACGAGCAAATAGATCTTTATCACTCAATAAAAATCTTAAAAACAGCTCTTGTACATCTTCGTTGTATTCTCTAATATCTGTCATAGTATGTTTCTTCTTTCCAATTCATATAATATATATTCATAAAATAATGTGTGCCCTTCTGAATTCGGATGGGCATCTTCCTTTGAGAGTGTGTTATTTCTAGAAACAGCACTTATAGGCTGTAAAAATCTGCCTGGGCTAACTGATCTATATAAAACTTCCAATATATGCCTATTTGGACTATCATTGCTAATATATTGATCATCTATCATGTGATTTCTTCGTATACTTTCTTCTAATATTTCAAAATGATAAGGTAGCATACAATTAAGACTCATACCAGTATAAAATACATTCCCAAACCCTTTTTGCTGAAAAAAGTACTCTAATACCATTATATTTTTACAAAGATTAATTAGCCTATGCTCATCAGTCATTCCTAAAGCAAAAAAAGGTTCAAAAGTTTTTCCTCTAGCATCTATTCTATCTTTGTTTTCTAAATCTACTTTTTGCCATGCATGATCATCATATATTACTCTATGAGGCACCTGATTAAACCAAACACCTAAATCATTATCAAACCATTCTTCTCGCTCGATACTAGTCCACTGAATTATCACAGTCCAATTTTGTGGATCTGGAACTTTTGATAGATAATTAATTGTTCGCCTTACAATTCTATCGTTACCGCATCCTCGCCATGCCTCATTTACAACTTCATCAAAATGAGATTTTAATCTAGATGCCCAAACCCAATCATACGGTTGGTCAGGTTTAGTCGGATCTACTATTCTTTCAGGATGGTCTACTGGCAAGTGACCATGCGTAAAACTACACCCGTTCACATACAATTTCATAAAAATTTGCCCACTAAAAATCCTGCCCAAAATATAAAAATATCAAATACAAAATGCATTAAAAAACTAATAGCAAATATTTCTTTCCAATGCTTTTTGCAAATATCTAACCAATCTAAAATTTTATCTATCATAACATTTTTGTTTTTACTTGTGCTTTTAATTTGTTATTGGTGGCATGTTTAATAATACTTGCCACCGTAGCCATTCTACCATATTCTTGTACAGCATCTGCCGCATCTTTGATGTGCGGCTTCCAAGGTGGAAAACTTACTTCCCAGCCAAGTTCTAATGCTTGTTCTATTAATTCTTTTCCAGCCTCATCTCTGTCCGGGCAAAGTATTTTTCTATTACTTAATTTGTCTATTAGATGTGCTTGTTCAGGAGTTACATGATTGCCTTGTACAGCAATACCATCTATCAATACTGCATCAAATACTCCTTCTGTAACAATAACAATTTCTCGTTTTGTATCCACAAATCTATCTATATTAAACACATAACCACTCTGCATCTTGTGCAAATATTTTGGTGTTTGTTTGTTAGGTGGATTTATATGTCTTGCAGTCCAACCGACTAACTCACCGTTATATGTAAAGGGAACCACCAATCTCTGTTTGTATAACTTTTCATCAAAGTACAACAGTGGATATAGACCTAGTAGTCCCCTTTGAATTGCATATTGTTTTACTGGATGATCATCTTGTAAATCTTCTACTACTACTGCTGAGTCTGGTAATTGTTCTATATTAAATTTAGCAAGATTAAACACATATGGTGTTGTTTCTTGTGTTTCTAATTCATCACTAACCTTTAGTAATTCTATTTGTAAGTCGTGTATAGTTTTTTGATCGGAGCCTAGTTTTAATGCAAGTTCTTTATATTTTTTACCTAAACTTGGTCCAGGACTCCAGCCAGTTTTAAAACCACAATTAAAACAATTATAACTTATTTTTGCTCCACTGGTAATCACACCACCTCTTTTTCTTTTATCACTGCACATTGGGCAATCCATGGTTACCCAGCCACTAGGCGTCCTGCTTGTTCTAACAGGCAAATTATCAATGATAAGGCGATGTACCTTTTCGATCAAGGAGTCTATATCCATACTGTTATTATACTAGAAAAGTGTAAAAAGTCAACTAGTTTCTTAAGACTACTTTATTTAAAACACTGGATGTATTTGATGCAGGATAACTGAGTACTCTTACCCAGTTTGCATTTACTTGGAAAGTTTTGTGTACAATATTACTTGCGTTTGTAACTGAAATATTTGCTACATCAAACCAATCTACACTAGAAGGACTTGTGCTTGGAACACCTTCTAAACAACTGGCTTGTATTTTTAAATTACCTGTATATGTAGTTGTATACATACCGATACTGTGCAATATATGAGAAAAGTTTCTGTCTTGGTTACCTGACATTGCATCACTAACAAATATGTTTGCCGGATCACCTAAAGCAGTGTTAGCCATTTGAGAAATAGTTGTAGTTGATTGAGTATCAACTGCTTCTATGTATGCTTCGTCGGTGATTTCTATATCAAAACTTACATCATTATTTTGAGAAGAAAAAACGGGTAACTTATCTTGTTCCTGAGTATCTCTAGCCACATACATACTGTATAGACCCGATGCTATACTTGCAAGATCACCTTCTGTTAAAATTAGTTTTACTAGACCTACTTCACTTGTATTAGAAATTCGTTTCATTAATAGCCTTTTTTTAGTACTAGGATTTACTAGGTATGCTACTAATTCTTGAGAAAACACATTTTGTAATTTTCTATCTCTATTTCTAATCGAAAAAAGAATCTCATTGTTGAGTCCTTTGTGTGCTACTAATTTTTTATTGTTCATAGGTCTATTATCCACATAGATTGCATCGGTGGTTAATACTAAATCCACCGTGTCGTCGTACAAGTAAAGTCGTTGATCTCCATAACTCATATTTTTTAACTCTTTATATACAACTATTTATCTGTCTGAGAACTAAATAAGTTTTATGCTAGAGGACTATAGAGACAAATTTCCATTTCTAACAGGTTTAAAATACGGTGAAGACGAGTACCTCGGTATTGTCGTCAACCATGATAATCAAATAATAAGTTTTTATGACTTAGAAAAAATGCCTTCAAATGAAATAAGAAAAGAATTTGTTTCATTGGGAGAAATTTGGTGGTGGGAATCAAACAGACAAATACCTATAGATGTTTTCCTACATCATGAAATGAAACCATTCAATATATTTTTAAGAACCTTTGTAATGAAAGATGTTGAGCATGTGTTTGGGCCTATGACTTCTCTACAAAATTTGTTAAAAAAGAGAATCAAAAGAAAGGGAATTCAATTAGTGAGAAAGGCTACTTAGAAGAACTTTCGCAAATCAAATTTAGTTGAACAATAATTGTTAATGCGTATGCAATAGCATGACTTTTCTTAAAAAAATATGTGTCATCAGTTGTTTTAGACCAAACAACTTTTTCAATATCCTTCCAACTCTTTCCAACCAAATGCCGTTTACCTGGTCGTATCATTGCAAGTATCATTGCTAATTGTTCTACTGTTTTAGGCTTGTGCTTAGATACAATATCAAAATGATTATTAATATGAAACAGTTGTTCTACAACTTCCTCATGCTCAAGCAATTCCCACATTGGTTCTGTTTCAAGTAATTTATTTAAATGTGCTTCGTTGTTGATACCTGTGTACACACTGTTATTAAGAACATCTACTTTAAACCAACCTTCTTGTTCTGCTTGTTTATGATCTATTGCACTAAACCCTTCTAGAGGTAATGTTGGAATATTTTGTAAGTACACTCCTGTATTATGTTTTGTATACTCGTTATTGTTTTTAATGCTCGCAGGAATATGATTAATCAGTTTTAAAAACTGATCTCTATCAGCCATATCAATGTCGACATCAAAATCAATTTTCATTGTCTAACAACTTGCTCCATTTTTTTAATTTTACTAATTTTACTAATTTTCTATCTAGAAGTTTTTTCTCTGATATCAAATTATTTCTAAGCATGATATCTATCATGCACACAACATCACCAACTTCATCTTGCAAGTTTTTTAAGTTCTTGCCTTCTGCTTTTCCGCTTCGTAGTATTTTACTACATGCCTGAATGAGCTCTCCACATTCCTCCATAGTAATTACTAATAGTTCTTCTTGTTTAGTCATATGAATCTTGTAATAATTTTTTTAATATGTTTGAAAACTTAAAATTAAAATTTAAACTGTACCTCACACTATTACCCCACATAGGTTCTGAAAAATGTATTAACGATGCAGGAAAAATTACGCCAGTTCCAGTCTTAGGTCGATAGTTTAATCTAGTAATACCAAAATCATTGTTATCTTGACTGCCGTACATAAAATGTATTCTGCCTAATTGTGACTCTTTACCGCCTATATTTTCTGCTATAGCAGTTTCGTCTAATTCTACTTTCGGATATGTTACACAAACAATGTCTCCACCAAACCAATGAGAGTGAGGCGGTTTCCATTCATTCCCACCAATACCTTGATCTATGAACCAACTTGCAGTACAAGTTATAGGTTTATCTATGTGTACATCTCTTAATATGTCGCGATAAATGCCACCATCTACATTGTACACATAATCTTTAACTGCTTGATAAACTTCTTTAAATCCGTCGCACTCTAGCACTTGAGGATATAAATTAAATTCGTTTTTAACATATCCGGTGATGCCTGGTCGACTTTCATTTGGTTCTAAGCATAATTCATAAAGGCTTTGTGTAGCACTATCTGAGAGTTCTATAACTCCTATTTTAGGACCAAATGCAGGAAGTAGTTTCATCAAATTTCGTTACCTTTAAATTCTTCTGCTAATGGAAATATTTTTGCAATCACATCTGCTACAGCATGAGCAATTTTGATATGTTCTAGTTGTGTGCCATTTGCGCCTCGCAATTCAATATAGTGAATCCAACTACGCAATGTACCGTTTATATACATGCGGCTCACAGTGTTTCCTTCTGGTA